CCTTTATGATCCTAAGCTTACAGATAAAGACAAAATTGTTTATAGTGTAATAAGTAACTTAACACATGAAAAAGGCTACTGCTGGGCGTCTAATGCCTATATAGCGGACCTTTTAAGCTGTGCTCCCCTTACAATTTCTAGATCAGTTTCAAATCTTAATAAAAGAGGTTATGTAAAAAACTCTGTAGAAAAAAACAAAGAAGGAACTTTAAGAAAAATTTATTTAGGACTATCTAATCTTAATAACGGGGTAATCAAAAATGATAAACGGGTTAGTCAAAAATCTATAACAAATAATATAACTAATAATATAGTAGATAATAATATTAATAATATCTCTAACGAGCTATTGTGTTGGATTAATCAAGAATATAAACGAAAGTTTAGTATATTAAATAAAAATAAACTAAAGCAAAGATTAAAAACTTTTGGAATTGAAAAAATAAAAACAGCTGTAGCTAATGCTTATGCAGATGAGTATCACATAAAAAATAATTTTAAGTATCTTACGCCAGAATATTTTTTAAGATCAGATGAGAATTTAGATAAATGGTTAAATGTAAAAAAAGAGAAAAATGAGCGAACAACTTCAAAATTTAAAAAACCAACAGCCTCAAGCTACGCCGAAAACATATCTAAGGAGCTTGGCTGGTGAAAAGGAACTACAACAGACTTTAGTTTATGGCGCTTTAATGTATGGCTTAAAGCCAGACAAAATTGAAATAGATATAGCTACCAGGTTTACTAAAAAAAACTATCCTACACTAACTTTAGAAAATGTATTAGAAGCTTTTGAGCTTAACACTACAGGCAAAAACTGGACCTTAATAGAGCCTTATGGAAGTTTTAGCAATTTATTTATTGGAAAAGTATTAACTGCTTATGAGGTATGGCTCCGATCTAAAACATTAAGAGAAATAAAAGCTCTTCCTGAGCCTGTTAAAAATGATCTTATAAGTCATGAGGAGGCAAAGCCAATGCTAAAAGCTTTAGCTAAGGAGTTAAAAAAGATAGATTTAAAATTTAGAATTAATAACAAAAGACAGAAATAATAAAAATTTTAGTTAGATTTACAAAAAACAATTAAATGAGTGAATTAGTAATAAAAGATGTCTGCTATCCTAGAAAGTATACAGACAAAAATGGAGATGAAAAAACTAACTGGATTAAGATCGGGACTAGTTTTGAAAAGGAAGGAAGACAAAATATAGAGATTTATTCTCTGCCTGTAGGAGTTACAGAAAAATTAACTATTTGTGTATTTCCTAAAAAAGATTTTAATCAACCATTTTAAAGGATATGAAGACTCTTAACGCAATTGGACTCACTTTAATAATATGGAGCATAACTAACAGCTTAGCTATTAAAATTATTTCTATAATTTATTTAATAGTAGCTTTTATAGTAGAGCTTTATGTTTTAGGTGATAACTATGAAAAACAAGATTAAGCAACTGCAAAATTTATTTAGCTGGAAACAGTTTTACCAATTAAATGAAAATTTTATAATGGTCGAGAAAACTCAGCTCCAGATTTTAAAACTCCAAAAAATTATTAATGACAATAAAAGAAGTTAAGATCGGAGAAATAATTGAGTCTGAATACAATCCTAGAAAGATTAGCTCTGCAGAACTAAAAGAAATTAAAGACTCTTTAGAAGAGTTCGGAATGGTTAAGCCTCTTATTGTAAATAAAAATAAACACAGAAAAAATATATTAATAGGAGGACATCAAAGACTTAAAATATGGAAGTCTTTAAAATATAAAACAGTGCCTGTTGTTTTTGTTGATCTTGATCTTAAGAAAGAGCAAAAGCTAAATATTAAATTAAATAAAACTGGAGGAGATTGGGACTTTGATTTATTAAAAAAATACTTTGATAAAGAAAGATTAATTCAATGGGGTTTCCACCCTTACCAATTTGAAGATGTAACTTTTATTCAGACAGATGAAAATACAATTAACGTAGATCATAATCATAGCTCACCTAAAGAAAGCTCTGAGGCTGTTATGCTTGAAATTCCTATGTCTCCTAGTCAGAAAAAAGAGATAATGCTTACTATTAATCAATATAAAGAAAACATGTCTATTTCAAATGGGCAAGCACTTTATGAGATAGTTTCTAAAAATTTTACTTAATTTTATAATATGGCTAACCGGACAAAATCGGACATATTAAAAAAAGAGCTATTAGGAGCTTTAGAAAAAAGCTTAGGTATAGTTACAACTGCATGCAAAGCTTGCCAGGTTGCTAGGTCTACTTTTTATGATTGGTATAATAACGATCTTGATTTTAAAGCCTCTGTAGACGATGTAGGAGAAGTTTCTTTAGACTTTGCAGAGTCTAAACTATTAGAACAAATAAGCGCTAATAATTCTACTGCAACAATTTTTTATTTAAAGACTAAAGGTAAAAAAAGAGGCTATGTAGAAAGAAGCGAAGTAGTTAATAGAGTAGATATAGAGACAGAACTTCAGGAACTAACTGACGCTCAGCTTTATGAAAGACTTAATGAGTTAAGAAATGCTGTCAAAAATTGAGCTTCAGGAATACAGATTATTAAAGGAATTAAAAAGAAGAGCAACCGCTAAAAGCTTTAAAGAGTTTATAAGCTACACTAAAAACGACTACGATCTTCAATGGTTTCATGATGTTATTTGTAATAAAATAGAAGCTTTTGAAAGAAAAGAAATAAAAAAGCTTATGATCTTTGTACCTCCACAACATGGGAAGTCAGAGATAAGCACTCGGCGCTATCCAGCCTGGACACTTGGAAATGATCCTAATCAAAAAATAGGTGTTGTCAGTTATAATCAGACTATTGGCTCTAAGTTCGGAAAAGATATTCAGCGCATAATGTCAGACTATTCTTATAAAGATTTGTTTCCTAAAGTTGATATTAATATTGAAGGTAAAGACGGCTATTTAAAAAACAAATCAGAGTTTGAAATTCCTAATTATAAAGGATCAGTTGTCTCTATTGGTGTAGGAGGAGCTTTAACTTCTAGGCAAATAGATAAGCTAATTATTGATGATATTTACAAAGATAGTAAAGAAGCCTGGAGTCCTTTAATTAGAAATAATGTCTGGGACTGGTTTACTTCTGTAGCTGAGACAAGGCTTCACAATGAAAGCCAGGTCTTAATTGTTTTTACTCGTTGGCATGAAGACGATCTAGCAGGAAAGCTATTAGCTGAAGAGCCTGAAGCCTGGGAAGTAGTAAAGTTCCCGGCTATAAAAGAAGACGATCTTAACAAAGATGACATAAGAAAAAAAGGCGAAGCACTATGGGAGTCTAAGCACTCACTAGAAAAATTAAATAATATTAAACAGAAAAATCCTTTAGTATTTTCAAACTTATTCCAACAAAATCCGATCCCACAAATTGGACTATTATATAAAAACTTAAAGGAATATGACAAAATAAATGGAGAAGGAACAACTTACATTTATTGCGATGTAGCTGACACTGGAAAAGATTATTTATGCTCAGTAGCTTATAAAGTAGTAGACAACAAAGCTTATATTTTAGACGTAGTTTATAGTCAAGATACTGTAGAAATAACAGAAGACTTAGTAGCAAATCAAATAATTAAATTTGATATTGTCCAGGCTTTAATTGAAAGCAATAACGGAGGAAGAGCTTTTAGCCGTAATGTAGAAAGAATATTAAGTGAAAAAAGTTTTTTAAGATGTCAAGTCCTTCCATTTCACCAGTCAAAAAATAAAGAAGCCAGGATTTTAAGTCAGCAAAGTAATGTCCAGAATAATATTTTATTTCCTAAAAATTGGTCTGTTTTATTTCCTAATTTTTATAATCATGTTGCTAAATATCAAAAAATAGGGAGCAATGAATTTGATGACTCAGTTGATGTTTTAACAGGAATAGCAGAAGAATTAGAAAACTCTACAGCTCCTTTTATATACTAAGAGAAAAAATAAGTATATTTGAAGTTATGAATCGAATTGGAAAATTTTTTTTAAACATAGGAGCAGGAATAAATGGAGTCTCAGACGAATTAGCCTCTTCTGGATTTTTTCAATATATAAATAATGATAGATTTAATTTTGATTATTCTGATCTGCCTAATATTGTAAATGAAGCCTATGCACGTACTACTGATGTCTATTCAATCGTAAGCTATTTAGCTAGAAATGCAGCCTCGATCCGTTGGCACATTAAGGAATATTTCCCTGACGGAAGTCATGAAATTGTTTATGATAGTGTAGCTAATAAAGTGTTAACAGCTCCTAATAAAAATCAGACATGGGGTGAATTTATGGAAGAGCATTTTATTTATAGGCTCTTAACTGGAGACAGCTATATTCATGGAGTTAAGCCTGAAGGCTTTGAATATTTTGCAGAGTTAGAAAATTTAATGTCTCAATATGTAGAGATCAGGACTCCTAATATGAATCAGTATTCAAGAGAAGTTTTAGGCTATGATTATTTTCAAAGCTATAATTTAAAATATACTCCTGAAGAAATACTTCACACATTTTATCCTAATCCTTGTGACACTCAACCGGCTCTTTATGGATTAAGTCCTTTAGAAGCTACATTAAAAGTATGGAAAACAAGCTCTGAGCGCTGGAACGCTTCAGCTCATGTTTTAAAAAATAGAGGAGTTTCAGGAATATTAACCGACAACTCAGACAGACCTATGACTCCTGAGCAGGCTAAAGCTATGCAGGAGCAGGCTAATAAAAGACTAGGAGGCTCTGGAAAGTTTGGACAAGTAATGGTCTCTAATAAAAAGCTTGACTTTATAAAAATGGGATTAAGTCCTCAAGATATGGAGCTACTTGATCTAGGAGTTATAAGCTTACGAGCTTTATGTAATGCTTACCATGTAGACTCTAGCCTTTTTAATGATCCAGCTAATAAGACTTTTAACAATAGAAAAGAAGCACAAAAAGCACTATGGACAGACGCTATTTTACCTGAAATTTATAAGACAGAAGCTGCTTTAAATAATTGGTTTATGGCTCCTATTTCTAAATTAGAAAACAGAGACTTAAGAATATGTCCTATGTTAGATAATATAGAGCCTTTACAACAAGACTTAGAGCTATTAGCTGACAGACTTACTAAGCTTAGAACTGCTGGAATAATATCAGGAAATGACGCTAGAAGACAATTAGGACTTGATCCTATTGAAGACGAGTCTATGGACTCTGTTTATATTAGTCAAGGTCAGGTTGATATTACAGAAGAAATTAATAATGAAAATACTAAATAATAATTTTTTATATTTGTATATAATTAAACTTTATGCCGGAGCCAAATTATAATGAAAGTAGATCAGATTTTATAGATCGCTGTATGAGTGATGAGGAAGCTCAGACTGATTTTCCTAAGAATAATCAGAGACTAGCCTTCTGCTCTTCGGTATGGGAAAATAAAAAAAGTAAAAATGAAAAAATAGAAAGCAAAGAAACTTATAATGATTATCCTAAAGCTGCTACTAATAACGCTAGAAGAGCTAAAGATTGGCTAGAAAAAAATGATAATCCTAATAACTGCTTAACTGCCGTAGGTTTTAAAAGAATGAATCAGCTTGCTAACCGTGAGCCTTTATCAAGAGACGTAGTTTCTAGAATGGCTCAATTTAAAAGGCACCAAGAAAATAAAGATGTTCCATACGACGAAGGTTGTGGAGGCATAGCTTGGGACGCTTGGGGAGGCGACGCTGGTGTTAATTGGGCAATTAGAACAATGGACAAATTAAAAAAAATGAAAAAAGACTATAACTATAGAAACTTAAATAATACCATGTCAATTAAAGATGTTGACACTAAATCTAGAACTGTAGCAGGATATTTTTCAGCTTTTAATAATGTAGATAGTGACGGCGATCTTATAAAGCCTGGAGCCTTTACTAAGTCTATTAATGAAAGAGGTCCAGGGAGTTCGAGCAATAGACAAATTGCTCACTTAGCTCACCACGATATGCGCAGACCTATTGGAGTAATTCAAGTATTAAAGGAAGACAACAAAGGACTTTATTTTGAAAGTAAAATAGGCACTCACACAGACGGAGAAGACGCCTTAAAAATGTATGAGTCAGGTATTATAAAAGAGCACTCAATTGGCTTTCAATACATTGAATCTAAAACTAATTGGATTGATCTTGAAGAGGAAAAAAACTTAGAATATACAGCTGAAGGAGAAGGCTTTTTAAACAAGTACAATGGCTATAATGAAATTGGAGAAGTTAAATTGTGGGAAGGAAGCTATGTAACTTTTGGAGCTAACAGTTCAACTCCAAGCTTTGGAGTAGTTAAGTCTGCTTTAGATCATAAAAAATATATTGATGAGGTCAACGAAAGAATGACCTTAATAAGAAAAGAAATTAGCAACGGCACTTATTCAGATAGAGGCTTTAAGTCTTTACTACAAGAGCTTGCTTATATACAAGAACAATATAATTCACTTCTTAATATTGAGCCAGAAGTTTCTACTCAAGATAAAAAAGCCGATAACTTAAAATTGTTTTTACTAACTACACTTACCAAATAATTAAATTTAAAAAAACTAAAAAATGAGTTTTGTTGAAAAATCAAATGATGAGTTGTCTGAAATGACAGTTCACGAGTTAGCTGGTTACTATAACACTTTAAATGAAGTGAAGTCAGCTGAAATCGAAGACGCAATAAAAGCTAAGTCTTCTAAAGAGGAAGTAGCTAAATTGTATAATGAATACAAGTCCGAAACTGAAGGACAAATTGAAAAATTAAATACTGTTTTAATTGAGCAAGGATTAAAGATTAAAAAACTTTCTGAAGTTTCTGAAAATGAAACTGCTTTAGGAATAAAATCTAAGTCTATTAAAGCTGGATTAAGTAAAAACATTGATAAGCTTAAAGGTCTTAAAGGATCAATGTCTACTGCTAAAGATAATGAATTTAGCTTAGATATTAAAGCAGCTGGGACAATGAGCTATGCTAATAACAATGCAGAGTTAGGTGAGCTTCCTCAGTCTTTTAGAGAAGCTGGAGTTTATGACGAAAGAAGATCGATCTTAGGCTTCCTTCCTTATGTAGAGCAAGTAGGTATTTCTAGCAATGTTGTTTCTTATGTTACTAAACAAAATAGAGAAAACGGAGCTGCTCCTGTTGCTGAAGGATCAGCTAAGCCTCAGTCTGATTTTGACTTAGTAGTAGAGTCTAAATTTGTTGTTAAGTATGCAAACTATATAAAAGTTTCTACTGAAATGCTTGACGATATTTCTTTCTTAGAAGCTGAGATTAACAGAGAATTAATTGGAAATGTTCTTGAAGATGTAGACAAAGACTGCTTTGTTGGTAGTGGAACAGGTGGACAATTAGAAGGGATTTTAACTGCTGGAGATGCTTTCGGAGCTGGATCATTTGCTGGAACTGTAGCAAGTGCTAACTTAGTTGACTTGTTAACTATAGCTATGGCTCAAATGGAAGGTGATCTATTTTACAAAGCTTCTGCTATTTTCCTTAATCCAATTGACTTAGCTAAGTTAAGAGTTACTAAATCTACTCAGGCTGAATATGTTGACAGATTAATGGTTACTGCTGGAACAATGAGCTTAGACGGAGTTCCTATTCATACTTCAAGTAATATTGCAAAAGGTAAATATGCTATTTGTGATATGTCTCAAATAAGAATGTTTGTTAAAGAAGACATGTCTTTAGAGTTTGGAATGGACGGAGACGACTTTACTAAAAACTTAAGAACGATCCTAACTGAATGGAGAGGAGTCTTAAGAATAGTAAACTCTGGAGCTATTATTCAAGGTGATATATCTACAGATATAGCTTCTATTACTGCTTAATATAAAATTTATATTATAAGTTATGAGCCTAGTTTTCGGACTAGGCTTTTTTTATTTATATTTGTATAGATATGGCACTAATAACAAGAAGCGATTTTAAAGGAAATGTAAAAATTTCTCAGAATACTAAAGAGACTGACGATCTTACTTTATATATAGAAAGGAATCAGGACCAGCTCTTAAGAGATTTAATAGGAGACTATCAGCTTTCTTTATATAATACTAGTCCGAATAGCTCAACAACTAAATACGTAGCTTTAATTACTGGAACAGACGCTGCTGGAGATCAATTTTATTATTATGATAAAGAAGGAATTTACACTTCTTATTATGGAATTAAAGAAGCTTTAAAATATTTTACTTATTGGGACTATGTAAGGAACTTAAATGCTAAGGCTACTAGTGTAGGAATTAGATTTGCTGACGCTGAAAATTCTACTGGATCAACTCAGCTGCAGGTTAATTCAGTAATAGAACAGAGATACAATTTAGGAGTTGAAATATACCAAGCTGCTTGTAGCTTTTTACATATTATGTACGACTGTAAGCTTCACTATTTTGGAATTACTGAAGCAGCTCCAGGAGAATATCAAATGATAGTAAGAAATGATCCGGGGAAAAATAGTATTAATTTATGTAGCCTTTTAAATCAAGGAGACACTTTTGAGCTTGACGGAATAGATTATAGTGTTATTATTAATGATGTAGGAACTAATCCTGGACAGGTCTTAATTGATTTTGCAGGTGATCCAGGTCTTACATTTACAGATAAATTTATTTATATTAATCCTTATGTAGACTATATATGTAAGAAGAAAAATTTAAGTGTTCTTGATGGAATGTTATAGAGAAAAACTTATAAAAATAATTGAAAAATATGGACTTTATTTTTTTGCTATTTACCTATTAATAGTCCAGATTTTATTTAATAATTATGTCAAATAATTTAAGCCAGGATATTATAAAATTTTGCTCAGTCTTAGTAGATAAATTAAGAGCTGAATGGATCGTAACTAATATAGATATTACTAATGTTCAAGAGCCTAAAATAGATCATGAAATATTAGATGATTTTTCAATAAGTGAAGATGAAGTTGTTGAGCTTGGTTATTGGAATTTTGTCTCTGGGACGGGTTTTGAATGGATAGTTGTTTTAAGAAATAAAGCTTTAGAAGTTTCTTCTAATGTATTTAAAATTAAAAATGAATTAGAGGTTGATCTTAGCCAGGTTACTACAGTTAGAAATATAGTACCTTATTTTTATCATGGAACTTATATAGATGTAAACAAGGAGCTTGACACTAGCGAAGAGGTTTTAAGCACAGCTCTATATCCAGCTGTAATATTATGGGAAGTAATTAGACAAAATTTTGAAGCAGATCATACTTCTATTTTAGGAAATACTCCTAAGCTAACTCTAAGCTTTTTAGATACTACTAATAAATTAGACTGGACTAATGATGAGCAATATTCTAAAGTTGTTGATCCTATGGAAGCTTTAGCTGATAAGTTTATTAAGATATGTGACAAGCACCCGTATTTAGCTAAGCTAGAAAATTATACATATATTAAGCATACGAATTGGGGGAAAGTTGTCCAGGATAAAGGACACGTTAAATATTTATTAGATGAAAATTTAGCAGGTTTAAATTTAGAAATTGACCTTCCCATTAAGAAAGCTTGCTTAAATAAATTTGCTAAGCTATAAATAAGAAATTATTTTAGTATATTAGCATAATATTACTACTTAATACTAATAAAAAAAACTAAATAAAAATGGCAATAGATTGTAATTGTAATGCTACGCTACAAAACTTAGGAAGTCCTGACTGTCCTCCAGTAATGCAGATAGCTAGAAAATTTATTTTTGTTCCTAGATATGACGCTCAAGGGAATGAAAATAGACTAGACCTTGACCCGTCTAATATTAATAAGACGACTTTATTAACTAAAATTAATGCTTCTAATTCTTTAGATCGTTATTATCCTACTGCTCAAGTTGATAATACTGAAGACACAAGAGAAGACCCAGTAACTCAAGAATTTAACTCTGGTAAAATTATCACAGTTAGAGAAGGCGCTAGGACTAATACTTCTTTTATTCCTTTAGGATCAACTCAAGAGCTTGGACATTATAAGTCTTTTGGTTGCTCTGAGTTTGGAGCTTATGTAATTGACGCAGGAGGTAACTTTATTTATTACGATAAAGGAGACGGACACGCTTACCCAATAGCTGTAGATAATGAAACTTTCTACTGTTCTTTAATGAAAGCTACTGACGCAGAAGTTCAAATGTTAATGTTAAGATGGCAATGGAGACTAAGCCAAAAAGACCAAAATTTAAGATTTGCTGAAGCTGATACTTTAGACTTTGACATTGATGATCTTAATGGTCTTTATAATGTTACTGGAACTTACTCAGCTGCTTCTACTGCAGGATTTACTTTAACACTTAAAACAACTGATTATGCTACTCCTGTTACGGATATAGCTTTAGCTGACGTTAATATTAGTGTTAATGGCGCTGCTGCTGCTGCTCCTGCTTCTTGGACTGAATCAGCTACTGTTCCTGGTGAATATGCTTGTGTTTTTGCTTCTGCTCTTTCTGCTGGAGATAAATACAACACTATCATTTCTAAAGAAGGATTTGATTTTGCAAGTGTAACAGCTGACGAACAAACAGCTTAAATATGAAAAAAGTAGAAATTCTTAAACTAAAAGGAATTAGCTTTAATAAGGCTGTAGTTCTTAAAATGAAAAAGTCTCATTTCATGCAGGCTTATAATGACGAAGACCTATGGGACGAGATACAAAAATTAAAGCCTAAGCCTAAGCCTAAGAAAAAATCTGCTTAAGTATTAAGGTAATATTTTAAAAGGGAGTTATTAATTTAGCTTCCTTTTTTTTTATATTTATATATGGAAAATAAAAAAGGTCTTGGAGACGTAGTAGAAGACGTTATAAAAAAGGTAACTAACAACAGGATTAAAGCCTGCTCAGGCTGTCAAAAGAGAAAAGCGATCCTAAATAAGTTTAAGCTTCCCTATTCTAATTATAAGCCAAAAGAAAAAAACTAAAAAAAGTTTGTCAAAAGTTTGGTAGAAACAAAAATGTCTATTATATTTGTTTCATAATTATAAAAAAACAGACATGTATTTAATTACTAGAAAAACAGCTCACACATATACACATGGAAATAAAAAGGTGTATGATCTTTTAGAAACTTATATAAATACTAAAGGGGAAAAAACTTTTATTTATACAAAACATTATAATCTAATAGTTGGAATGAAAACAGTTTTTAAAAACGAAGTTCCAAACAAAATAAATAAATTATTCATATAAAAAAAACAGACAAATGAAAAATCTAAAAGTTATAGAACAATTAAAAGTTAAGGCTACAGACAAGGGACGTATGCCTTCACTAAAAAAAGTTTCTGATCTATTAAATGAGCTTAATATAAAGCATAGCTTAAGCGAATGGTCAGAAGAGAAATGGTCTAAGCCTTCTGGCTTTAGATACTTCACAAGCGGAGGAAGCAAGACTTATTTTGGTTATAGGTTATATATATATGAAATAGGACTTGAAATGGTCTCAACAGATAGCTATTATTCCTGGAATAATTATAGATATGCTAGACAAATATTAGAATTAATCACAGCTAAAAAACAGAATTAAAATGGACATACTATTTCAAGCACAGGGTTACGAAGGATTTTTAATATTAGTTAAAGACTATCCTATAGGACAACTAGGAAAAGAGACTAATCGCTTTATAGATCGGCTAGTTAGTTGGTTACATAAAGAAAGACCGGATATATATTGGGACATTGAATTCCACGAAGGAGGCACAGTTACAATAGACGAATCTGAAGACGATAAGGAAATTAGATTTAGAGGAGATAACGGAATTTTTACACTTACTGAAGTAGAAGTTAATTCTTTATAATATGGAAAATAAATTTAACTACAATTGGACCTTAGCAGACTCTAATTTTACTAAGGATAAAGGAAAAGTTTTTAGTTGTTTTGCATGCGGAGGAGGCTCAACAATGGGGTATAAGTTAGCCGGGTTTGATGTCTTAGGCTGTAATGAAATTGATCCAAAAATGATTGAAGCTTATAGAACTAATCACGATCCTAAATACTCTTTTTTAGAGCCTATTCAAACTTTTAAAGAAAGAAAAGATTTACCTAGTGAGCTTTATGATCTAGACATATTAGACGGAAGTCCGCCTTGCTCTAGCTTTTCAATGGCTGGGAATCGTGAAAAGGATTGGGGAAAAGAAAAGAAATTTAGGGAAGGACAGGCTGAGCAGGTCTTAGATAATTTATTCTTTGATTTTATAGATTTAGCTAAAGAGCTACAGCCTAAAGTTGTAGTAGCTGAAAATGTAAAAGGCTTAATGATGGGGAACGCTATTAAGTATGTTAGAGATATTTATTCAGAATTTGACAAAGCAGGTTATTATTGTCAGCACTGGCTTTTAGACGCCTCAACAATGGGAGTTCCTCAAAGACGTGAAAGAGTTTTTTTTGTATGTCTTAGAAAAGACTTAGCTAAAAAGTTTTTATACTATAAGGATATGTTTACAGAAGTTCCTAAGTTAGATTTAGTATTCAAAGAAAAGCCTATTACTTTTAAGGAGGTTGAAGACACTTCAAAAGGAAACGATCCTGAAGTTAGAGACTCTTATAAATTCCTTTGGCTTAAGTGTCAGCCTGGTCATAACTTTGGGACAGTACATGAAAAGGGACATTATTTTGGAGAAAATAAATTAAGCTTTGATAAAGTTCCCAATACTATTATAGCTAATAGTCATGGATCATTTCACTGGCACCCGTCAAAATTAAGATCATGCACTGACTTAGAATATTGTAGAATAGGAAGCTATCCTGTAGACTATAATTTTTTAGATAATAAGCCTAAGTATTTAATAGGAATGTCTGTCCCTCCTGTAATGGTTGCGCAGATAGCTAATAACATTTTTAATCAGTGGTTAAATGAGATATAGTAAAAGAGCTAATCTTGCTTTCTGGCTTAGTATATTTAATATAATATTAACTCTATTTTTATTTTTTGTACTTTTAAAGTATGGATAGTATAATAAGATATTTAGAAGGAATACAAAAAAAATTAACTGCTCAGACTTTAATGGTCCAGGTTGTAGGCAAAGATAGAAGCTTACTTAATTTAATAGTTACTTTAAATACTGAAGATCAGCTTTTCAAAAAAGGTGAAGACGCTTTAGGAAATGAAATTACTCCTGAATATACTCCTTTTACTGTTGAATTAAAACAAGCTAAAGGACAGCCGACAGATAGAGTTACTTTAAAAGATACAGGAGACTTTTATAAGAGCTTCTTAGCTCACGTAGATAACTCAGGAGACATTATTATTTCAGCCGATCCTATTAAGATTGATGAGCAGACTGGACTTGAAACTAATCTTACAATTAAATATGGAAGAGAAATAATAGGACTTAATCAACATAGCTTAGATATTTTAAATGAAAAAATTATTTTACCGGCTCAAAAATATATTAAAGAGAAAATCTTTAAAGTCTAAAAAAGATTTAATTCAGATAGAATATAAATATTTTAATGAGCTTGACGATCTTCCTTTATGGAATTGGATTAAGCTCTACGCTGAGAAAGACTATAAATATTTAATAAAAAGCTCTGATTATGCTATCTTAGCAATTAATGATAATATTAATGAGGAGCTGGATATTGTATGGAGAAAAATATTAGATGAGTATATTGATAATTTTGGATTTACAAAAAAATATAAAAGAGTCTTAGAGCTTGAAAGAAAGATCGCTATATTAAAATGTAATATGTATATTAATAATAATAACTTTTTAAAGAATGAAATAAGAATAAAAGAAAAGGAGCTACAAAAAGAAAACTCAAAAAATATTGTTGATAAAGATGGGAATGATTATAATAAGCAGGTGATCCTAATTGAAAAATGGTTAGGAAGTTCTTTAGACATTAAGACTTTATCAACTAAAAAGTATTTTACTTATCTTGAATTAATACAAGATGAATCAGAGAAAATAAAGATGAAAACTGCTAAACAAGATGGCTAAAATTAGAAAAGAAGACATATTTGACCCGCAATTATTTAAAGGAACAACCGAAGAGATCAGGACAATGATTGGAGTTGTTAAGGAACTTAAGACTCAAATGTTGGAGCTTATGAAAGCTTCTAAGGAGGCTTTAAAAGTAAAGCCTAATAATTCAGAAGGAATAAGAAAACAAGCAGAGGAAACTCAGAAAGTATCACAAGCAGAAAAAAACTTAATAGCCTTAGAAAAAGAAAGGGTTAGGTTACTTAATAAGTTAAATCAATCTGCTGAGAAACAAGCTAAGAATAATGCTAGACTTAAGGTCCAACAACAACAAAGAAATAAACAACTAAAAGATCAAGCTAGAGCTGAGTTAGGATTAGTTTCTGCCTATGATAGACAAGCTAAGACTTTAAACACTTTAAGAAAACGTTATAAAGATTTATTAATTGCAGGAAAAGGAAATACAAAAGAAGCTAAAAGACTAGCTGAGCAAGTAGGAAGGTTAGACAAGAAATTAAAAGCTGTTGATAAAAGCGCTGGACAATATCAAAGGAATGTAGGAAACTATGGAAGCGCTTTAAAAGCAGGCTTTGGAAATTTAATGAGTGCTGTTGGAGTTACTGCAGGAATTACTGGAGTTGTAAGAGGTCTAAGAAGTGCTATAAATGTAGTTACTGACTTTGACTCTTCTATTGCTAACTTAGGAGCTGTTTCTCAAGCTTCAGACGAAGACCTAGAAGCACTAAGGAAAAACGCTTTAGCACTTGGAGAAACAACTAAATTTACTGCTTCTGAAGTAGCTGATCTAAGCCTGGAACTTGCAAAGCTTGGATTTAAGCCTGATGAAATTATTAAATCAAGTAAAGCGATCTTAGATTTATCAGCAGCTACTGGACAAGACTTAGCTGAAAGTGCTAAGATAACCGGTCAAACATTAAGAGCTTTTAATTTAGATGTAGAGGAAAGCGGAAGAGTAGCTTCTGTCTTAGGAGTAGCAACAACTAAGTCAGCTTTAGACATGGAGTTTTTCAATACAGCTATGTCAAAGGTTGCTCCTGTTGCCGCTTCTTTAGGGTTTGAATTAGAAGACACTACAGCTCTTTTAGGTACTCTTGCAAATAGTGGATTTGATGCAAGTACAGCTGCAACTTCAACTAAAAATATTTTATTAAAATTAGCTGACTCTGGAGGTGAATTAGCTCAAGCTTTAGGCAGACCTGTTAAAAATTTAGACGATCTAATTCCGGCTTTAAAAGAATTAGCTGGACAAGGAATTGATTTGAGTGAAGCTTTAGAGCTTACAGACAAAAGATCAGTAGCAGCTTTTAATACCTTTCTTAAAGGAACAGACACACTTGAAGAACTAAGAGAAGGTATTACAGACGTTAATCAGGAATTAGCAGACATGGCTGAAAAGCAATTAGACACAGTTAATGGACAACTAGCCTTATTAAATTCTAAGTGGCAGGCTATGATCTTAGGAACTTCTGACAGTGCAGGAGCTGTTAATGGTCTTAAGTCAGCTATAGCTTTTTTAACTAGAAATCTAGACACAATTTTAAAGGTTTTAAAGTTTGTTGTTATAGCTTTTGTGTCATATAAGACTGCTGTTATAGCTCAAAATGTAGCTTTGACTGCATATAATTTAATTACTAAAGGCGCTAGAATAGCAACTCTTCTTTTTTCTGGAGCTACTAAAAGAGCTGCTGTAGGTATGAGAGGACTAAACACAGCTATAAAGTCTAATCCTTTAGGGTTACTTATATCACTTTTAACAACAGCTATAGCTTTATTATGGGACTATGGAGATGCTGCTGATGAACAAGTTGAGTCTATAGATCGGTTGTCTGACGCTTACGAAAGATTAAAACAAGAACAAAGCGCTTATTTTAAAGAAATAGAATTTACACAAAGTAAAGCAATAGCTTTAATTGATCTAGAAATTGCAAAGGCTAAAGAAAGGGGAGCTTCAGACGCTGAACTTCATAAGCTAAAATTAAAAAGAATAGATGAGGAGTTAAAAGCTAACTTATACAAAGACGGAAGAGCCTATGATAAACTTTTAGAATTTGTTAAATTAAGAGATGAAGCTCAGGAGACTTTTAATAAAGATAGCGCTAGTCTAACTTTTTACAATAAATTACTTAATTCAGAAACTTCCACTTATAACACAAGAAAACAAGCTAAAGAGCAAATAAAATTCTTTAGTCAAAGACTTAAAAACTCTAAATTGACTTTAGATAATGCTCAAAAAAATGTTGATGAACAACAAGCTCTTTTAGACGGATTATCAGAAGAGGCTGAGCTTTTAAAAATTAATTCTAAAATTAAAATTTCAAATCTTAACACTACTAAAAAAGGAAATAAAGCTAGAAAAGTAACAAATAAATTTGCGGCTGATTTATTAGAATTAAAAAAAGAAGAGTTATCACTTGAGCGAAATATTGAAAAAGCTGTAAGAGATAAATTAATTTTAAATAAAGAAAACAACATTAAAGACTTAACTCAAGCAGGAATTGAAAGAGCTTCTGATCCTGAAGTTGTAGACTTTGACCAAGACGGAGAAATTGATTTAGACTTTTATGACGATAGAGTTTTTACTGACTTAAAAGAAGGTTTTACTCAATTATATTTTCAAAGAAAATTTCAACTTGATGAGGCTTTAGCTTATGAAAATAAAGTAGAAGAAAGAAACACTCAAGCTCTTAAAAATAAATATAAAAGTCAGCTTGATAATAGACAATTAACTAAAAAGCAATATGACGCTTTAATTATAAAAGCAGATGATAATTTAACTGAAGCTCTAAAATTAAATCAAATAAATTATGATGCTAAAATAAAAAAAGTTAATGAAGATAGAGTTACAGGATATGAAAAAGCAGAAAAAGAAATAATAGACGCAGCTCAAACTACTGCTGACAAACAGCTTCAGATTGCTGAAAATACTGAAGCCGAAAAGCTCGCAAGACTTTCAGACACGATCCAAGCTACTAATGCTTTATTAGACTTTTTTCAAAGACAGAATGACGCTAGAGCACAGAGACAAATTGACAACATAAATAAGGAAATAGAAGCTAGTAAAAATAGATACAATGAATTAAAACAGTTGTCTATTAACGGAAATGTAGACGCGGAAAAATCAGCTCTAGCTGAGGAACGAATCCAACAAGAACAAGAACTTAAACGTCAAAAAGTTCAAAGAAATCAACAATTATTTAATGCTGGGATAGCTGCTTTTAAAGTATTCGCTGCTAAGGTTGAAAGCGGAGATAAAGCTCCATTAAGCTCAACAATTAAAGACATAACTTCTCTAACTGCTTTTATTCAAACTCTACCCACATTTTATGAAGGTACTGAGGACGTGGGATCAAGCTTAGGGAAGCCTGATCTAGCTGGTCGTGATGGACATATTGTTAGGGTTGATAGTGCAGAAAGAATAGTTGACCCAAGTAATAATGCAAAAATGGCAGGTTTAACTAATTCAGAACTAGGAGACTTAGCTCTAGATTATAAAAATAAATCTTTAAATGGTATTAAATACAATAAGCTAAGTCCTTCGACTTTTGAAAGTGTAGCTAATAGCTTAGCTGTAAATTATCACTTAAGCTCTAAACTTGATGAGATTAATAGAAGTAACAATAAGATCATCAGCGCTATAGAGCATATTCCTCATGAGTCTTGGGACTATGATAAAATGTCAGACGCTGTTATTCAAAAAATTAAAACACAAAAAAAGACTGAAATTATACACTATAATAATAAGTCCCTATTTTAAAAAGTTATGGTTAATGCTATTTTTAAATTAAACGGAAATGTTGTTAATCCTGTTAAAGATTGGGAGTCTATTCAGGTTTTAGGAACTTGGTCTGAGAATGGAAATCAAGCTAATATAAGCTTAGAGGAGTTTACTTTTGTTAATGAAAATGCTCAGACTATTAGACAATATATTCAAGACGGATTAACAGGAGGCTTAGGAATTTTTGAAGGATTGCCTTTTAGCATAGAGCTTCAGAACGGATCAACCTTAGATATATTTGAAGGAATACTAGACTTAAATCAGTTTGAGGAAGTTTCTCCTGTAGAGGTTAAGTGTAAAATAAAAAAACTAGACGGACTTAATCAGCTTTCAGATCGTGCTTCTGGAATAACAATGCTTTCTTTATTTGAAGACGGAATTATTACGCCTAGTGATTTTGTTAAAATACCTTATATAAAAGAACAGCCTTTGAAAGAATCAGCTACAGAATTAGCTTTACTTTCAGTAACTATTTTCTTATTTATAAAAGAGCTTAATGATCTTTCAGAAGACTTATTAAAAGAGCTTGGAGTTAATGCTCCTGCTCATACTGCAGGGGGAATATCAGGACCAGCAGCTGGAGCTTATTATGTAGGAGCAACTATAGCTATTAATATTATATATGCGGCTCTTCTTTTAGTTCAACTAATTAACTTAATAACAGACCTTATAGAGATTTTATTTCCTCCAATAAGATGTTATATGGGGACAAGATTAAAAACTCTATTACAAAAGGGATTAGGTTATATGGGTTACTCATATTATACTACTATAGACGTCTTAGATAATCTTTATATTTTACCGTCTAAAAATGACGAAGGCAAGCTTTTTATAGCTTCTCAGAGTGGACTTGTTGGCTATCCTGACTCTGTTGATTATGGCTACACAATGCAGGAATTAATTACTCTAGTAAATAATATGTTTGAAGCGAGAATTAGCATAACTGGAAACACAGTTAATCAAGTTCCTTTAATAGACGATAATTTTTGGGTTGGTCAGACTCAATTTGTTTTACCTGATGTCCTTAATGAAAAAAAGCTTTATAATACTAATGATCTTGTAGCTAGAAAACTAATAAGATATGAAACTGATCTAGCTGACTATTGGACTATAATTAGGTATAAAGGGACAGGATATGAAATATTGACAACTCCTCAAACTGTTGGAGATACTAAAAGAGTATTAGTAAAAGGATTTAATGAGACTGTTATTCCTTTTGCTTTAGGTGATAAAAAAGAAGGATTAAATCCGATTGAAGGATTTGTTAAGCTTCTAGCTATAGCTATGGACGCTATTATAAATGCTCTAGGAGGCAATGGAAATAATGTAGCTAAAATAACTCAAAGAACAGAGATGCTCCACTTAACAGGAGACTCACTTACTAGAGCTAAATTATTATATTTAACTGAAGACTCTACTACAGGAAAATTATTAATGTATGATAACAGACATTTAATAGAAGCTGACACTTTATATAATAATTATCATGTCGAAAACAGCTTTGTAAAAAATAATTATAGAGGACAAAAAACAATTTTTAAAGAGCTTAAAATTCCTTTTGGTTTTACTAACTTTATAAGTCTTTTAAACAATTCTTATTGTACTAATCAGGCTGGAAAAGTTATAAAAATAGAGGAGCTTAAATGGTCCTTTGACTCTGATTATGCTTTAGTTTCAGGCTGGAGCCGTGAGCCTTATACAAAAAATTTAAAAGAGACTACTCATTTTGGTCTTGAAGATCAAGTTTAAAAATTAAATTATGGATTTAAACAATATACAAAAAACACTTTTAGGGACTATAAAAGAATATAAAAAAGTCTATGACAATAGCTTAAAATTAGCTTATGAACAAATGAAAGACTTGCCTAAAAAGGACAAAGAAAAGATAACAGAAACTTTATCTGAAATAAAAAAAGCTACTAAAAATAACGACGTAAAAGAATTAAAGTCTATTTTATCTAAAGTAAAGAATAATCTTTAAATTTGTAAAATGGGACTCGAAGCTTTTTTAACTGAACAAAAATTTTATAGTCAGACTAGGAATGGACAAAACTTTTCAGGTTCTCTTACTGATTTTACTGTTGCTCTACAAGGAAATGTAGGAGACAAGGTTAAGGCTGTTTCTACAATTCAGCTTCGTTGGTTTTCTATAGCCTCTGAATTTAATACTGTTCAAGTAATTGCTCCAGCTGCTGGAAGTACCTTAGCACAATTAAATTTTAATAATGGAGATTTTATTCTTGATGGCTGGACTGTTGGAGATAGTGTTAATTTAGCAATGATTAATTCAACTCCTCAAAGTGTAGTTTTTACTGGAGATGTAACTTTTGTTTCAAGTGGGACTATGTTTGTAGATGTAGCAACTGGAACAGCTACTTCTGGGACTTATGACACTGGAAGCATGGTAGGAAGTAATGCTTTAGACTCAGCAATTTTAAAATATAATCTTGTTGAGAATAATGCTAATGCTCAATATACAAGTGTTTTAAATCAAGAAGAGCAAGTCTATTTTGCTAGTCAGATAGCTTCAGGACAACAAACTATGCAGGTCTTAACTAATGGATCAGCTATAACCTGGCAAAATGGAATTGTTAAAATTGAAAATATAGGACAAAATGCTAATGCTTATCAAGTCTTTGAAATAGAGCATGAGTTTATTATTTTACCTTATTACTTAACTAACTACTCTGTCTTTTATAACAACGGAACTATTCCTCCTGATCTTAACGGAACTAACTCCTTAAAGTATATTCTTAATGTTGATTTACGTCCAGGACTTGGAAATGTTAATAGTCAAAAAATATTAGAAAGCTCTGATCTCTTAGGGAATGTTGGCTGGTTTAATGAAAATTTTAATGGATTTACTAATAATTTTAGTGTAACATCTTTTACTTTTAGCGGGACTAATAATGCTATTAAATCTGGAGGAGTTACTAATTGTCAAGTAGTAATAAATTCAGCTACTACTTTCCAGGCTGGACAGACTTTTAATATAGGATTTTCAAGAGCTGTGGACGAAGCTAATTTTATTCCTAATACAAATTTTGAAAATACTTTTTTATATGATAATGCTTTCTGTAATGTTCAAAGCATAATAGGAGACTCAACTATTATAAAAAATATTTCTACTTCTACAGCTGGAACTAATAGCTTAACTATAGACTTTGATGTTGATCTTACTCCTGCTCAGTCAGCAATTATTAATAATGGTGAAAGCTATATTGTCTGGATTAGTATTGGGAGCTTTGGAATAACTAACCAACAAGACGACAGAGTTAGTTTACTAGTTGATTATGCTCCTTTTGAATCAACTTCAGATGTTCCTGGTCTTGTTGAGATTGAAGATAAAGAGCCTAGAAATATTAAAATTTATAACCATAATAATTTTTTAACCGATCCTACAGCTGACACTTATGACAGCTTCAATGGAATGGTTGAGGACGGTTATCTGTGCGAGTTTCACTTAAACTCTAGGGCAGACTATGGAGCTATAATAAATAAAATGTCTTTTAATATTGTAGCTTATAATAATATTACAAATGAAGAGTTTGTTATTTATCCTTTTGACATAGACTTAAGCTCTTCTATTAATACCGCTATAACTGGACAGACATACACTCAACAAAGTATTAACTTAAACTCTACTAGAGGCTTTAATTTAGAAGCAGGAGATCAATTTAATTTAGCTAATTTTGAAACTCTTTCAACTGCTGGAGGTGTTACTCAGTATAAAGCTCAAATAGGATTTAAAATAAATTGGGAAGAGTGGCTTGCTAATCCTAATGTTAATTCTATTTTTTATGATAATACTAAGACTAATAACAACTTAAACCTTAACACTTCTAATTATTCAGTCTTTGAAAATTTTAATATTTATCCTAGACTAGACTTAAATGTTAGCAACTCTAATTTTGTTGACGCTAACGGATTTAATGTAGACGCTAGTTCAACTAATTATAGTCTTTATTTTCCTGAGTCTATAGCTAGAAATTATGGAAATGACAATACTCCTAAAACTAATTTAACTCCTATTCACCAGGTTGATTTTACTACTACTCAACTAAGTACAGGAAATGACACAAGCGGAAGCTTATTAACAAATGAAGACTGCATTATTAAGGCTAGATTTACTAGGGTTGACGGAGCTGTTTTAGGCTTTACTAACTACACAGGAGTAATAAGAATAGATACTGCTCAAGGTGGTTTGTTTTCAATTCAAGAATTGAGTACCTTAGCAAATAACGATCCTTTAACAATTAACAACTTATTGAAGCCAATTGCTGGGGAGACAAGAACAAAAATTGAGATTGATCCGGCTGGGTATTATGTAGACTTAATCTGTCAGAGTAATTCTGCTAATATGACTGAAGGAAGCTCTTACACAATTAGCTCTAGGCTTTGGAGTAGTGATGTTGAGCCTCCAGTTGTTGGAGATAAAAAAATGGAAAATAATACACAGAAATTGAAGGAAGACGGGACCGACAAAATATTAGAATAAAAATTAAAAATTATGCCTGGAAAAATATCAGAATATAGTAATAATGGAAATATAAACAACTGGGATTTATTAGACTATTCTCATGAAAATGAACAAGGCTCAGGAAATTGGGAAACAAGATCAATAACTTTAGCTCAACTTCAAACAGCTTTAGGAGGCGGAGGAAGTGGAAATAATTTAGCTGTTCAAGATCAGACTTTAAATGCACCTAGGACAATTTCAGGAAACACAGCTAATAAATTAGTAGTTGAACAAGTCCCAAGCTTTGAAGTTAAGCCTAATATTAACGGCTCTGATTTTTCTGATTTTGCTATTGAGCAAACCTTTGCGCAGACTTCAGTTAATAGCTCAACAGCAGCTGGTAAATTCAAAGTAGAAGACGACAATACTCTTACTCAAGCTAGTGACGGATTGCAGACTATTAAAGAAACTGTAGACTTAAATGACGGGCACGTTATAGAGTTTATAAATGATGAGCCTAATTCTGAAATTGATAGGATCGTTGAGTCAACTAATAAAACCTATGGAATTTTTGTAAATAAAACTTTACAGAAATATGTTGGGAATAGTGGAACAACTTTTAACGTAGATGTAGTAGAAGCATGGGAAGACGACGACAGAGTTTTATTACTTCCTAGAATACCTAAAACAGAAGTAACAGGTTTAATTAATCAAGCTGGGAAATTCTTTTATGAAATAGATACAGGAGAGCTTTCTTATTTTGACGGAGCCTATCAATGTAGAGTTCAACATTATGGTCAAAAAGATAATACAATTTTAACTGATACAGCCGGGACTTATGTCTGGAATGTTAAGACTAGTTTTTCAGCTACTATCTTAAATCCTACAACAGCAGCATGCACTTTAGAAATAACTCAGGCTAGTGATGGAGATTATGGAAATCTTATTTTTGATGATAGCTCAGGAGCTACATTTTCAACTTTAGCACTTCCTACAAATGCTGGAAATACTTCAATTGTAGCTAATGCTGGAGCTGGAACTATAGCTTTTCCTCCAGGAAAAATAAGTACAGCTTCATGGACTTTTAGAAATCAAAAATTTTATTGGGTTTTTGCTTTAGATTATACTTAAAATTAAAAAAATATGAGTGGCGCTTTAAAATCTTTTTTTAATACTTCTGGAATTATGTCAGGAGCTTCTAATCCGACTTTAGATATTATACAGATCGGGACTCCTAGCTCTTTGACAACTGATCTTATTCCTATGTACCAATATTATGAATATGGTTGGACAGCTTGGATCATAGACCAAGCTAGTATTGCTAAAGCTGGAGATATTCAAGCTATTGAGTTTGCTTTAGACGGTCCAAGTCAGACAACTAATAGCTTACAAAAGCAAAGAATTTACATGGGTCATACCACTATGTCAGCTTTTCCAAGTTCTGGAGTTCAAGAAGACTTAGTTACTACTTACGGAGTTACAAATTATCAAAGAGTTTTTGGTCCAGGAACTGGAAGCACAATAACCTATTCAGTAGCTAAAGCTCAACCTGCTTGGAATTTAGTCAACTTAGGAGCTGGGACAGGGGTCAGTCAGTTTACTTATAATAATACTGACAATTTGATTATACAATATTTTAATGACCAATATCCTAATTATATTTCTGTTGGAGATACTCAAGACTTTTATTATAATACTAACACTAATGCAAGCGCCTATTTATATTGGTATAGCTCACAGCCAAGCTCTGCGACTAGAAGCTCGCTTAATCCAGTTATTAAATTACATGTATTCGGTTAATTATGAATGATCTAGAACTATTAAGGGAAAATTTATTAACTATAGCTTCACAGCTTTTTGATGTAGATATGTCTAGAGGTGAGTTAGCTGTTTTTATAGGTGGAATAGATGAAACAGAACTTCCTAAAATAGAGGAGTTTATTTCTATATATTGGGGCAAAGCTTGGAAGTTTTGTTATTATGAGTTTGCTAATGGAAATTTTAAAAGTAACTCTGAAATTGTTGAATAATGGGAATTAATATCTTTTATACCGGAACTAATCCTGAGCCTTTTGCTATACAAAATGGAATTTTAAACAGCTCTGTAGCTTCTATTCCTGCTAAAATAGAGGAACAATGCGCTTGTGTAGCTCAAGACTGTGAAAGAAATTTAACTGTCTACGGAAGCTTAACAAGTAATGAAGATCGGGACAATGACAAGACTAGTTTTTTATATAGAGTAATGAGCTTAAATGACACAGCTCAATTAAAGCTTTATAAATCAGGAGTTGAAACTGCTACTCTAGACAACAATAATTATGGTACTTTCTACAATTTAGGAACTTTAGGAACTGGCGAACAATTGCTTTATATAGGCTATTTAATAGAATGGAAAGAAGTCTTAGCTCAGCACGGGGTTGGGGTTTATACTATTAAGGCTGATCTTACACAATTTGGAAATGCTGTAACTATTGAAAGTCCTAACTATCTACTTAAAAATTATTCAGCTGACGACGCTGACGGATCAGTTAAAATAGTTACATATCAAAATGGAAATATTGAAAGAAGCGCCTTTGATTATACCGATCTTAATTGGTATCAACAAATAAGAATTAACGGCATATTGTGGAATAAGCAAGCTGAATATATTACAGATACTTATCAGACTTCTAGCCGATCTATAACACAAATTCAAGACTCAATTGAATATACTTACGATCTACAAGTTGAATTCGTGCAGGACTCAGTTAGTCAATTTATAATTGAAAATAATATCTTAGCTAATGAGATTTATATTAGCGATTATAACTTAACAAATACAAGTTTTTATAATGAAATACCTTTAGCTGTTAAAGAAATTTCTCAAACTACAGAGCTATATTATTATAATGGCAGAAGCCACGTAATTCAATTTACAGACAGAGTTCAAAATATAATTAAAAGAAATTACAAATAATGGACTCAATAGACATAAAAGACTTAGTTTATTTTGGAGGAGTATTAGCAGGATTAGTAGCCTGGTTTTTCCGTGATAAAATAAAAAACGCAGAACAAGAGCTTAAAATCAGTAACTTAGTAGAAAAAATTAATGATGTTCAGAGTAATAAATTAATTATTAAAAATGAAATTACTAAGAATATTGAAGACAATATGAAAATAACTAATCAGAGAATAGATCGCTTTAAAGATGAATTTAATACCTATAAAGACGGTATTAATGACACTTTAAAAACTTTTCAAGACTTACACTCTGAACTAGATAAAAAAGTCGATGTCGGCTTTGCTACAATATTAAGTGAAATAAAATCTTTAAAAAAATGAAAAATAGGTTAATTGGAAACTATGTTACTACAATTCTAGGAGTTTTAATTCTAGGATTTTGCGCTAGTGTTATTTACTTAGAAAAACAAACAGCTCAAGACATGTCAGGTTGGTTAGCTGTAGGACTTTTATTTTTACGATCTAAAGACTCTTTAATTGCTATCCCAGAAAAAAAATGAGTAAATTCAATTGGATTTTAGACGCTGGGCATGGAGGTATTATAAACGGAGAATATATAACTCCAGGAAAACGGTCTCCTATTTGGTCTGACGGATCGCAATATTTTGAAGGTGTGGGGAATAGAAATATTGTAAAAAAATTAATCCAAAAATTAGACGAAAAAAGTATTGATAATGTAGACCTTTTAGAAGGTACTCAAGCAGACATACCTCTTCACGATAGAGCATACAGAGCCAATAAAATTTATCACTCTGACAATAAATCTGTTTTAGTCTCTATTCACTCTAATGGATTTACTTCTGAAAGCGCTAACGGTTTTTCTGTTTATACTTCTAGAGGAGAAACTAAAAGCGATCTTATAGCTACTATGTTTATTAAAAATATGGAGCTTTATTTCCCTAAACATAAGTCTAGAAAAGACTATACCGATGGCGATCCAGACAAAGAAGCTAATTTTTATATTTTAAAAAAGACTTCCTGTCCCGCAATACTTATTGAAAATTTCTTTATGACTAATTTTAGGGAGTCTAAATTATTAATGTCTACAGAGTTTCAAGATCGTATTGTTGAATGTCATCTTCAGACAATTCTTGAAATAGAAAACTCTGAAGCGTTTATTTTTTGACATAGAAACTAGTCCTTTAGTTGTTTATACATGGAGAATAGGCTACAGAATTAACCTGCCTCATAGTAATATTATACAACAAAATAAGATTATATGTATTAGCTTTAAATGGGAGCATGAAAAAAAAGTTAGAAGCTTGACCTGGGACGAGGATCAGGAGGACAAAACTATGCTTGAAAGCTTTATGAGAATAGTTGAAAAGGCTGACGAATGCGTTGCTCATAATGGTGATAGATACGACATAAAATGGCTAAGGACTAGATGTGCTTTTCATAATATCTATTGTCCAGATAAAATAGACTCTTACGATACACTTAAAAAGGCTAGAAAACAATTTAATTTTAATTCTAATAAGCTGGACTATATAGCTAAATTTTTTGGATTAGGAGCTAAATTAGAGACAGGAGGCTTTCAGCTTTGGGTTGATGTATTAAATAAAAAGCCTGAAGCCTTAGCTAAAATGGTTGAATATTGCGAGCAAGATGTTGTTGTTTTAGAGAAGGTTTTTAAAAAGGTTTATAAGTATAGCGAAGTTAATACTCATACGGGTGTTGCTTATGGAGATCATAAATGGACCTGTCCAAAATGCGGGAGTCAAAAAATTAGAAGTAATGGAGATAGGACTTTAAAAAGTGGAACTGTTAGAAAAAGAATGAGATGTCAGACATGTGGAGGAGGCTGGACTATTTCTTTAAACTTATATAAAAATTATTTAATTTGGCAATATGAAAAAAATAAAAATAATCCTTCTTAGCTTAATTATTTTCTATAGCTGCTCACCTCAACAAAGATTAAATAGAATATTAAAAAATAATCCTACACTTATAGGAGTTTCTACAGATACTGTCCAGGTTAAAGACACGATCTTAATTGAAAGCCTGGTCTTTGACACTACTAAGCTTATTGAATACCACGACACAACAGTTATTATCAACACGGAAAGAGTATTAGCTAAATATATTTTTGATACTATAACTAAGGAAATATATCATGAGATCACCTGCAAAGGAGACACAGTTTATTATTATAAAGAAGTTCCTTTTCAAGTAGAAAAAATTAAATATGTTAAAGAGAATAGACCTTATAAAAACTACTTAAATATTGGGATCGTTATTGTCTTTCTACTTATAGCTTTAGCTCTAATGAAAAATATAAGAGAAATCTTTTTTTAAAAAAAATTGCTAAAAGCTTTGGAAAAACAAAAAAAGCTTTTATATTTGTCTAGAATTTAAAAAAACAGACAATGCAAAATTTAACTACTTTACCAAAAATTGAAAGCTTAGACTTAAAATTTTTACCGACTTATGACTCTGCTGAAAGCGAATATTTTAGCGATACAGAAATTGAATTTCCAGGATCAGAGACTCTTTCTTTAATATTTGATTTAAACATTTTAAATTATCAAACTTACGACGCAGGAGATTATTTTACTGCTCCTTCAGTAGACGGAGAATTAAAATTAGAGTTAGAGGATTTACATATTTATAACTATGATGACTTTGGAAATCCTATTAAAGTAGAAGACGAAAATTATACTGCAGAGCTTAAGAAAGCTTTAGAATCACATTACGGAATTTAATAAAAACAGACATGGAAAATAATAAATATACTGAAAAACTTTTTACTTATACAGCTGAGCAAAAGCTTGAACTAGCTGAAGATTTAATGTCTCAATTTGGAAGACGAATTGCAAGCATAGACGGAAAATTAAAATCTTATTTAGATATGCAATGGAATAAAATTGAAGGCGATAATCTTAATGTTAAGATTAATATAAGCACTTTACAAGAAGTTACTAAAGAGCTTGATTTTTTAAAAGACTTGCGATCTATATACATACAGGAACTATTAAAAAAATAATTATATTTGTCTTATGTACAGTCCAGAAAACTTAGTAAATAAAGGAAATCCTGTAAGTCATGATCTTATAAATATTATGTATTTAAAGGACTCTAAAAGCGGAAGGATTAAAAAGGGAGCTATGTCTCAGGTTAGTAAGGCTAATGCTAATTATCTTGTAAAGCATGGAATAGCTAAAATTATATAATAATAAAAAAGAAAGGTTGTCTGTTTATCCGATCTTTTATAGGGGAGCTAATTTAGTTCCTCTTTTTTTTTGTTTTTTTTTATGAAATAGTTTGCAGAAACAAAAATAAGTTTTATATTTGTCTAAGAATTAAGTTAATAATTAAAAACAGACAAAATGCCAAACTTAAAAAAATACAATCAAAATCTAAGAATTGAAGGAAATAAAGTTATTTCTTATACTACACACGTAGCAACAATTAACGGCTCTAACCTAGAACAATTAGGCTGGTGGTCAATGACAACTCAGAAACATATTAACTATGTAGCTTCTGAATTAAATCTTAATCTAATTAAATAAAAACAGACAATGAATTACTTTGAAACTTTAGAAAAAAAATATACTCCTGAGACCAGGTTAAGCTATTCGAGTTTAAAACATTTTTATAAATCACCTTTAGACTTTTTAAAATATATTAATAAAGACTTTTCCTGGACTGATCCTATGATCTTAGGGAGTTTAACAGACTGCTTATTATTAGAGCCTCAAAAATTTGACGAAAAATTTATTAATATTCCTAACATAGATAGACGAACTAAAGCAGGGAAAGAAGCCTGGGCAGAGCTTCAAAAAAATATAGGAGATAAAATTCCAGTTAAAAAAGATTTATTAGACAAAGCTAATTTTATGAAAGAAGCTTTAGAACAAAATCCAATGTCTAAAATGCTTCTTAATAATACTACAGAAGTACAGAAGCACATTGAATTTAAGTACAAAGGATTGACTATAAGAGGAATATTAGACGGCTTTGGGGAGTTTGACGGGAAGCCTTTTATTTTTGATTTAAAAACAACTTCTGAAAGCGATCCTAAAAGCTGGTATAGAAGTATAATAAAATACATGTATCACCTACAGGCTGCTATTTATCAAGCAGGGATATTTAATGAAGGCTTTATAATGCCTGATTTTTATCATATAATTGTAGAGACTGCAGCTCCTTATAAAGTTTCGGTTGTTAAGTTTTGTCCTGAGACATTAAAAGCAGGTAAAAAAATTCTAAAGAAAATAGTTAGCGATTTTAATTATTGTATTGACAATGATCTTTGGAGTGAAGGCTACGAATTTAACGATCCTAATATTAATGAAGTTTCACTTCCTGAATGGTACTTAAATATATTAAATAATGAATAGAATAAACTACAAAGAAGCAGACGAAAAGCTTAAAGCTCTATGGGAAATAAAAGTCTATAAAAGAGCTTTAAGTCTCTGCAAGTGGTGGCAATATCACAGAAAGAAAAAATATAAAACTCTAATTGACGTAACTAAATATCTTAACAATGTCTGATCTTGATCCTAAAGAATTAGAAATAAGAATAAGTAGAGTTATAGATCGAGCTAACTATATATTAAATAACGGGAGCTTTAGACAGAAACAATTTGCTTTTGGTATGCTTGAAGCTATTAATATTATAAAAAATAAAAAAGAGTGAATACTTCTACGATCCAGAAAAAAGTAATAAATCAAGCTATTTATTTTGGACATAATTTAGTAGTCAAAAACTTTTATTTATATGAAGGCTGGGAGTGTGATGTCTTAAGTGTTGATAGAAGCGATCTAGTTATTGAGTATGAAGTTAAGAGGTCTAGAGCTGATTTTTTTGCAGATTTTAAAAAGAAAGATAAGCACTTTTCAACCTCTAACGGCTATGGAGCTAACTACTTTTTTTATGCTTGTCCTATGGGACTTATTAAAGCTGATGAGCTTCCTGAGTATGCTGGTCTTATATACTGCTCAACTAAAGGAAGCAGAATTGTAAAGCGTGCTCCTATGTTACATGGTGAAAAGCTTACTTATTCTCAATTAAAAAAAATAGCTATAAAAATTATGTCTTCTAAGTATGTCTAAGAGCAAAGATTACATAGGATTTTTTAAAGTTGATGAGCGCCGAGTTACAATCTGGAAAAATAAAAAACAAATTGAAGATTTTATTAATAGCCTTGATCCTGGAAAATATTTTATAAAAATTTCTGAATATAACGAAGAGCGGACTATAAGTCAAAATAAATTTTATTGGAAATTAATTGAAATTATTGCTAGAGAAATAGGCTATGAGGTCCAGGAAATGCACGAAGTTTTTAAATATAAATTTCTTAAAAAAACTTTTGAAGACGCTAACGGAAATCTAGTGAAAGGCTTTGCCTCTTCTGCTGATCTAGACAAAAAAGATTTTAGCGACTATATAGAAAAAATTAAAAGATATG